CCGCCGCCGAGACCGCCCGCGGCGGCGCCAGTCCCGCCAGCACCACCCGCGCCGCCCCATCCGTTCACAGTCACACCGTTTCCGCCCGCGCTGCTGGGCGGCGCGCCGCCATCCCCGCCATCCCCGCCGGCCCAGCCTCCCGGCCCGGTCAGGGAGATTCCGATGGTCGGCGCCGACGCCGCTCCAGCACCTCCCGTCATCGACAATTCGTCGAGCGGCTGAATGTAGCCCGTCGCCTGGATAAACAGGCTGTTGCGGACACGGACCGAGAACCCGTTGGTGAGCAGCTTCACGCCAGCGTTGATGGTGAGGTTGTCGTAGTACATGTTGCGGACCATCGGAAAGTCCGAGGCGAGCGTCACGTTGCCGTCCGACCCATCCCCGTACCCGGCCGGCACGTGCGCGAGCCGCCCCCAGTTGCGCCCCTGGTCGCTCTCCGGATCCGTCCCGACGACCGGCACGCCGTTGGACAGCACCTGGTACACGAACGAGTTCATGCGGACGATGTCCCACTCCTCGTATTCCTCGTCCGCGTGCCACTGCGCGATGCCGGCTCGGCTGAGGTAGCGGACGCCGTTCGCGCAGAAGTTCAGGATCCAGTTCCAGTACTGCCGCGACGGCGGAATGGCCGAGAGGGGCCAGCCGGTCTGGAGGAACCCATCAGCCGGCTTTTCGATGACATCCGTGTCGCCGACTGAGTCTTCGCCCCAGGGCGGCACAACTGCTGGTCTGGTGATGGGCATGGTGTCTCCTTAGAACAGCTCAGCGAACCGGCCGCCGGGCGGCGCCGGGTTGTTGTGCTCGCCGAAAGTCAAAGCCCCCGGGGTGTCAGCGAACCCGAAGAAGTCGCCTTCCGTGAACCACACCTGCATTACCAGCACCCCCATCGGGCGCGCCAGGATGGTCCCGCCAGCGCCGCCGTTGAGGATGGCGATCTCGTCCGCGGTGACAGCGCGATTGATGGCGTACCCGATCCGCATGCCGCCGAAGTCGGTGATCCGGACCTCCGCGTCGAAGACCTGGCTGAGGATCTGCAGCAGCTCGGGCCCGGTCGCGTGCGCGTGGTTGCGGGTGATGCGCGCGCGCAGTAGCAGTCGATACGCGCTGTCCCCGACGATGCTTCCGTTCAGCAGGATCCGGCTCTGGCCGACGAGCTCGCCCAGGGTGTCGAGGTTGACGCCCCCCGCCTCGTTGATGTCGTCAAGGGTCGGGATGATGATCGCGGCGTTGTCGATGTCCTGGATCCGGTCCATCAGCGAATCGATGAACGCGAGCAGCTTGTCGCTCTGCCGGTACTGGATCAGCACCCGACTGAGAGCCTGCGCTTTGTAGTCGAAGGGTCCCATGGGCGTCACCGTGGCCGGGGCAGGAAGGGCGGGCGGAGAGATGCAGATGCAGGGCGGATCGAGGGTGTATCCGCCCACGGCGTGGCGAATTCCACCGAGCCGACGTCCAGTGTGAGCGACGTCTTCAGGGTCGACGATGTAGCCGTCAACACTCGCCACCGCTCAACCGATTTCCCAATCTGTCCCGTCGCCCGGGAACACCAGGTCGCCGATGACCACGAGCTGTTTGCTCGACGGCGGGCCGTCGTCTGGCATCGTGTCGCCGTTCTGCAGGACGGCGTTCGTGACCCAGAGGTCGTGAACGTACCCGTGTCGGCCGCGCTGGCCGATGGTGTCGTAGTGGTAGAGACCGATGCGTTGCACCGGGTATTCGCCGCTGATCTCGTTGGCGCCGTTGAATTTGAAGGCGACCGGTTTCGGCGCGAGATCGTCGCCGGGGCACTCGAGCGAGGAGGTCATGGGCATGAGCCCGACCGGGCCCCAGGACTTCCACGTCTGCCCGTTGAAGAAGTTGTAGACCCCCAGCAGCGTGTCCTCCAGCGCGAAGTGCTGCGACAGCCCCTTGAACGCGCCGATCACCGGGTCGTCCCAGCCGGGGGTCGCAGCTCCGGGGCGCTCCACGAGCAGGAAGCTGGCCGCGACGCCGCCGTTCATGATGACCATGCGGAAGGCCTGCCCGTCGCTCGAGTACATCAGGTGGCCGCGCAGCTGGCCGCCGTCGGTGCCGTTGCCGAGACGCCCGCCCCACGCGCCACCGTTGTTGAGGATGATCTGGTCGACCGCCGTCGGGCGCGCCGTGATCGTGCCTCCGGTGAACCCGGCCTGGCTCATGACGATGGTCAGGATGTCGTCGTCGGTGCTGTTGAAGTCGAAGCAGAGATAGACCGGCACCTGGTCCAGGTGGAAGACGATCCACGAATGCAGGGTCCCCGGGTCGGCATGGTGAAAATCGTTCTGGGCCAGGAGGAGGTTGGTGCCGGTCATGTTCGCGGCGACGCCGTCGGACGATCCGGCGACCATCCACGGGTGGGAACCGAACGCCGCGGTCACCGCCCCGATGAAGCGCAGGAAGAAGTCGTTGAGGCAGAGCGTGTTAGTGCCCAGCACCTCATTGCTGATGTGATAGTGCTGCCAGATCTTCTCGACTGAGGGCAGCGGCATTTACGCCTCCACGACCTCGATGTTGTCGACGTCCCAGGTGGCCACGGCGTCGTATGGGATCACCAGGTTATTGGTGCTCGCCGGCGACGGCGCGTCGTCGATAAACAGCTCTTCGACCGACAGACCTGGGATCGTGTTGATGGGGATGTAGAGTTGCGACCGCACGACGTCGGCGCCGATCTTCGAGTTCGCATCGCCCCAGGCCACGATGGCGGCCTTGAGGGCATTGACAGTTGCCACGTTCGGCAACTCGGTCAGCTCGACCCTGACGTAGATGTTGGCGGTGGCCGGCCGGTCGAACCGCATCACGTGTTCCATCTCGCTGTCGTCGGTGATGGTCACCGCCTCGGCGCCGACCTGAGTGACCCCCAGCGACTTCTTCTCCCAGATGACCTGGCCGATGTCCTCGGGCTCGCCGCCCAGCACGATCGCGTGGATGGAGTGCGGCGGCAGGCCGTTGGCGTCGACGTCGTCGGTCGGGTTCTCGTAGACCTCGGCCTCCAGGACGTCCGTGATCTGGTTGAGGGCGGCCCGGAGCCCGTCGAGGATGCCCTGCGAGGAGATCGCCACCGAGGCCGCGCGGCGGACGCGCAGCTTGGGGTCCGATTCGACGGGGCTGCCGAGGGTTGCGGCGGTCGAATTGATGGCGGTGTCCCACCCGTCGACCACCGACAGGACCTTGGTCAGGTTGCCAGCGCCGGCGGGGACCGCGCCGGCCACGGTCGATCTGACGGTGCCGTTGACGTTGCCCCCCACGCCGATGGTCAGGAGGGCGGTGGTCTGGAAGATCGAGTTCTTCTCGGCATCGGTGTTCGTGCTGCCGATAAGCGAGCCCGCCGGGACGGGCGTACCCGGCGTGCCGCCCAGGGTGATGGGCGCCGTGCTGTAGGCCCCGGGCTTCCGGAACACCCCGTTGAGCGCGCATAGGCGGGACAGGGCGGCGCCGCGCGCGGCCGCGGGGGAGCGCTCGTTGTAGATGATCTCCAGGCACTCGTCGATGTCGGCGATCGCCTCGGACAGCGTTCCCAGCACCTGCCCGTCGGGCGATTCGGTCCGCAGATCGATGTCGCTGCCGAAGACGGTCCGCCAGGAGGCCTCCAGCTCGGCCAGGCGCTCGTCGAGCCGCGTGCGGTGAAACCCAGTATCGTCGATCGTCGTCATTGGCCGACCTGCGCTTGTGTGATGTTCCAGACGTCGCCGTCCACCGAGGTCCCCGTCGCGGTGACCAGCAGGCGGCGCCTTTCGCTGTCGAACGCCAGCAGGAAGCCCTCGATGGTGGCGATGCCGTCCGTCTCGAGGATGTGGGCCTTAATCACCGCTTCAGTGTATTGAAGGTCGCGCGGCGCCCCCATTATCGGGCGCACGCTGCTGCCCGTCGGCTGCCACCAAGGCACGCCATCGTCGGTGTTTAGGAACCATTCGCCCTTGATCGTCAGCAGGCGGCAGACGAGCCGCTGGGCAGCCGATTCGGCGCCGCTGGCGATGTCGTTGAACCCGTGACCGAAGGTCATGTCGTGGTTTCGGTCGAGCCGTCGAACGCGCATCGTCATGGTCAGCCCGCCTTCACGATGGTTGAGCCGCTGGTGATCTCGCCGCTAGCGAACTGAGGGAACGGCTCGGGCGGCGGCGCCGGCGGGCTTCCCGACGGGACGAAAGCACCCGTGGCCAACAGCGCGGCTGCCAAGGCGACGATCTCCACGCCGGTGGTGGTCGTCGTGACGGTGTCGCCCTTGCGCGCGATCTCGCTTGGCGTGGTGCTGCCGTCGCGCGTCCGGATCTCCGCCACGGACGTGCTCGCCGGGGGGCTGAGCTTCCGCGCCTTCGACGACACGCCGACGATCGCGAAGGCGTCGGACAGATCGTGCAGCCGGTACTCCGCCGGCAGTTGCACGCCCCCCTTCTCCCACCAGTAATCGATGGCGCGCTCGCTGAACACCAGCAGGCACTCGTCGCCGGCCGCGACGGGAAAGGTGAATACCACGTTGCCGCCTGCCGGGAATTGCACCGGCACGTCCACGCAGAGCGGCAGATTGACCGCGCCTTCCTCCACGAAGATCCGCTTGATAGCCGGCCTGACCTGGGCGGTTTGGGTGTTGGCGTCGAAGGCCGTGACGATCCCCGGCAGGCACGTGTGGACGTCCTTGAGGGCGCCGTCGACAGCGGAGCGCAGCGCCTGCTCGAAGGTGCCGTCGACCTGCTCGTCGCGCTGCTGGGCGGCCGCGGCCTTGGGCGTCATCAGGCGGAGGCCTTCCCGGCGGGGATCGCCTTGTCGAGGCCGACGCAGTAGACGGTGGTCGACCACTCGTTGCCGTGCGTCTCGCCTTCGTGCTCGAGCTTGACGACCTTGTAGACGCCGTCGGGGTCCAGCCGGGCCAGCTCGCCTCTGTGCTTCTTGACCTTCACCCGGCGCGCGCCCGGCTTGGTCTCGAGCTCCTTCTTGATCCGCGCCTTGACGGCGTTGTTGTCGAGCCAGACCTTGCCGCCGACCCGGATGCGGGGGTTGAGGAGGCAGGTCGCCTTGATGCCCTTGTCGTTGATCTCGGGCGCGCCGAGCAGCCCGGTGTCGGAGGCCAGGACGATGGCCTCGGTCGGCAGCGTCGAATCGACCGGGACGATCTCCAGCACCCCGTCCTGGATGGACCATGCCGCGTCGCTGTCGTCGGCGATCTGGTCGAGGACGTCGCGCGCCATCCCCGACACGACGCGGCCGCGCACCCGGCGCTTGTCCTTGAGCGCCACGAACCCCTTCTTGCTGACCATCTTGCCGACCACCTGGTCGAGCAGCTGCTGGGTGGAGGAGCCCGCGGCCAGGGTGAAGTTGACGATGGCGTTCCGGAAGTCCTTCTCGCCGTCGGCGGCGTCGATCTCGGTGATCCGGTCGTTGCCCTCGCGGTAGCGGAAGACGTGGCGGATGGTCCCGCGGAACATCAGCACCGCCGCCCCCTCGTAGCCGGCGTTGACGAGGACCTCGTCGAACTCCTTGCGGATCTGGTTCTCGTGGTCGGGGCTGAGGTTGTAGATCTTGACGAGCGCGGTGTTGGGGACGCGCCCGGCCGTCTTGATGATCGTGAAGTCGATCCGGAGACCGTTGATGGCCAGCCCCTGGCCGGTGGCGCCGCGGCCGACCACCACCTCGCAGGTCCGTTTCCACTGCATCGCCGGGGCGGTCATCGCAGCTTCCCCGAGAACTGCTTGATCTTGGCTTCGACGTCGGCGGCGGACGATTCCATGCTGATCTTGACGATGGACTCGCCGCCCGGGTTGGCCGCCGAGCCGGCGATGCTGTAGGGGCGGTACTCGTTCCAGATCACCTCGGCGGTCGCCATCAGGACGCCGTCCGGCAGCCCGCCGCTGCCGCCCAGGTAGGCGCGAATGGTGTTGGTCCCCGCCTCGGTGAACCCGAGGAACGCGGCCGCGAAGCGCACCGTCGGCGACGCGATTTCGCTCAGATCGACGTCGAACTCCATCACCACGTACTCGACGCCGGTCGGGTCGATCTTCTCCTCCAGGTCGACCAGCGCGTTCACCTCGGAGGCCGTCCCCGGCGCCTCCCCGCTTGTGAACTCGGGGGTGCCCGGATCGCCCGGCCGCACGGCGATCCCCGGCACGCCGTGCTTGTGCATGATCGAAAGCTCAGCCTGGTCGAGGTAGAACAGCACCACCCGCTCGCCGAGGTCCTCGGGCCCGGCGTCGGTGTCGGTCTGCGACTGATCAGCCGCGATGAGCCCGCCGATGCCGAGCGCGTACGGCGCCAGCAGGTCCTGCCCGAGCAAGATCGGCACGCCCGCCAAGAGCCGCACCTGGTCGGCGTCTCGGACCACGTCGAAGGTCCAGACGGCGCCGCGCTCGTTCCAGCGGGCCTCGAGCAGGTACTTGCCCTCGGCGAAGTCCGTGGTGAACGACCGGGCCGGATCGCCGGTGAGCGGGAGCAGCAGCATCTAACCGCCCCCTCGCGCGGCCTTAAGCGTGCTCTCGGCGAAGGATTTGAGGTCCTGCCAGGTCTCTCGGGCCACCGTCTTGTTGTCGGCGCAGGACATGATCCCCTCGATGCATTGCTGCTCGGTCGCCGGCTGCCCCTTCGCTTCGCCGCCGTTCACTTTCCCGGACGCCTGCCGGTGCGGCTTCCCCGGTTTGCGCGGCGGGTAGGTGATCGCCCGCGTGTTGACGCGCAGGACCTCCCGCAGGCTGGCGCGGAAGATCAAGATCGACGCGGTCTCGGCGTCCTGGTCGGCGGTGAGGCTGGCCACCACCATGTTGGTGTAGAGCTTGAGGCCCGTCTGGACCGAGAACGGCTCGGCGGCCGCCTGCAGATCCTGCAGCAGGTTGAAGGCGATGGCCGAGCGGCTGATGTTGGAGGCGAAGGGATCCTCGACCGGATTGCCGACCTCGTCCTGGCCGTAGAGCCAGACGTCCCCGACCGCGGCCTCGATCTCGAGCCGCTTGGGCTTCATGAAGGCGTGATCGGAGACGATGGAGCCGGTCTCGATCGGGTTGTCGGTCACCTCCAGCTCGGACGTGTGGCTCTCCCGGATGACCGTGTCGAACGAGAACGACAGGTAGTCGTCGCCCAGGATCCAGACGCGCTGAACGGCGGTGCGCCACTCGGTCATCTGGCCCAGCGCGGCCCGCGCGTCTGACTGCCAGCCGGGCATCAGCCTTTCACCTGCGTCTGCTCGTT